GCTGAATGTCAGTGTAATGGTTTAAGTATTTATTATGCTGGAAAGGGATGTCTAGAGCGAGTTGCCCTAGATCTGTAGTATACTGTTTGTTTTTAAATTGAAAATCAACTGCAGAATCTTCTGCCCATGACTCTCTCAATTTTTCAAATTTATTACGAAGAGATTCAAAATTCATACTTTAATCTAATTCAGTATCAAATGGTGTAATCCAATCTTCATTGGAGTTTGTAACGGTAATAAAAGTAATTCCCCTTTCTGTAAGTTTATCAGATAATTGCTGATAAGATGCAGAAATAGTACTCATAGTCATGCTTCCTGATGTATCAATAAAGATAGCAACCTTAGAGTTATCTGGAATAGCATCTAGTCCACATATATTATACCAGTCCGAGGTGTTATTTACATCACCGCCATCACGAATAACATGGATTGGACCAAAAGTTCTATTGTCTTTGTTTAGACCAACATAGGATGTGTCATTAATTACAATGTCTGGAGATGTAGCAACAACATTTCCTTCAGGATTTAGAATCTCAATTCTAAATGTTTCATTCCCTTCTGTTCTACCATCTCTATTGATGGGAACAGTTAGAACACCTGAGTCACTATTAATTGTAGAAGATCCTGATTGACTTGGGAAATCTCCACCATCAATTCCAGGAGGTCCAGAGTAATCTGTCCATACAGCTCCTGTTCCACCAAATGTTAATTCGGGACCACCAGCAATTCTTGCAGATAGAACCTGACCATCAGGAATACCTGTAGTTTGAACATTAAACACTACAGTAGAATCTTGTGTAGCAGAAGATTCATTGACACTTGTAGCATTTGGTGTTAATGTAATTGTAAATGGTGTATCGCTTACTGTAGTGTTTATAGATGCTACAATAATATCGTATTGAATATCGGCAGCCACTTCTATTGTAAGAAGATTATTTCCATCATCTCTTAAATCTTGTAAGAAGGTAGTAGAAAATGTTCCTGTATTGTTACTGATAAGAAAATTGCCAGTAGTAGCAGAGACATCATATCCAGTCACACCAGATGCAAATCTCCAATATAATCTAATACCGTCTGGAACATTTGTAGTAGTAACTGTATACGTAACCGTATCACCTTCAACCGCAGTTGTTGCTCCAGCAATACTGTAAGTAGCAAACGAACTATCAGTAATTGCTATTGATGGTGATGATGCAAGAACTGTATTGTCACTTGGATCTAAAATATTAACAATAAAATTTTCTGTTCCTTCTACTCCTTGTGGAGAATAATCCTCGTTAATACCTATGGTAAAAGTTGCTGTATTGTTGGTAACAGTAACACTTCCTGTATCTGAATTGAAAGGATAAAAATCAAGAACATCTACTTCATCTAAAAATGCAGCATAGTCAACTGTAGTTCCATCAGGTACATTTGTTGTTGTCAATGTAAATGTAATCGTATCACCCTCATTAACTGCTGTTGTATTTGGAGTTAATGTATATGTTGGTGAAGTTTCTCCGTTTAATAAAGCTCCTCCCAATCCATAAACAGTAAACTTTTTATCACCAAGCACAAACGCAGATCCTAGACCATAGGTAGTTGAATTGACCTCAACTCCATTACTTAAAATTTTTACTTCTTTTGTCGTAGATCCATTTTGTAAACTAACGACATCATTTTCTAATCCAGGCAAGTAGATTAAATCCATAGAATTGGAAATATCCACAGTGTCCCCATAATCAAAAAGAATTACATTTAAATAATCTGTTGCAGTTAAACTGTTATGATAAGAGTTAAGCACTCCTGATATTTCTTCAAATCTTGCACTTAAGATAGGAGAAGAAAATATATTTTTATAGGTTCTGAGATGTGCCTTAAATGTTTCTTTGTTTTGGGAAGTGGGAAATACTCTTGTCATGGTAGTAGTGATGGATCTACGTGGTCATAAAATCCAGACATTTTTAAACTGTTGTATAAATCTGGATTAGATTCAGATAAATTTTGTGGACTAATAACAACTGCAGTATATGTATTCTGCAAAGCACTGACATTGCTACCTCCAGGTGTTCCACCAGAGTTAGATTCTCTTATGCTACCAGCACCATTTAACATATCGTACATATAGATTCCACCAGGAGCAGTGTCAACTACAGCATTTATTTCTGTGCCAGCATCATGGTTCCATGTTTTTACCCAATCTCCAAATTCATTTCTGTTGCTTTCTGCAAATTCATAAGTATCATATACTCTCAAATTTCCATTTGAATCAATGTCTGGATTTGGAGCTGCATGTGTTGGATCCATACTATTGTTATTGGCAAACCCTTCATTGAATAGAGTTCTTCCGTGGATGTAAAATGAAATTGTAGCAGCACCATTGTTACCTATACCCATATTTTGATTTCCGCCAAGATGTATTCCATCTTTTACTAAAATATCAGAAAGCTTTTGTCCATCTGCTACTGGATCGGAACCTGCTTGATAATAATTTGCTGGATCTGTAGGGTCTCCACCTTGGAATAGATTAACTCCATTACCTAAATTTTTAGCATACCCTTGCTGAAGTCCATCACGCATATTCAAATCTCTAGGATTTGATTTAGTTTCTCCTGGTATGTGATCAAAAGATCCATTTGCATCTGGTGGTGTGATGTTATGCTGAACGTGATTGTGTACTCCTAATTCTCCTGCTTCAATTCCCATTAAAACATTGTTAGCAAACTCGCCAGCACTGGAAAGAGAATCTCCAATTGCTGTGGCATATTCTGATGCTAGTGTTGCAGCATCGCCTAACATACCAGCAACAGCATTAATTGCTCCTTGTAAAAATCCTCCAGGATCGGGACTTCCTCCAGGAAATCCTCCAGATGGTAAATTTGTTCCTGAGTTTCCAGCGTGAGCAGCACCTCCACTGCCACCAAATCCAGGATCTCCTGGATTTAGTCCTCCTAAACCACCAGCAATCCAACCGAAAACTGGCGGAACAACACCAAACATAACACCACCTAAACCAATAATGTTATCCCATAAATTTGGTGGGTCATATCTTTCCGCAGGATCTGTTGGGTCAAAAATTGCAACCTCAACGTGAATCATTGGGTGTCCTTCTGTGTTTTGATCTCTTACTTGAATAACTGTTTTTACTACACTGTTCCACCATTCTGCTTTAGATTCATAACCAGTGTTGCCATCATCTTGATTCCACCAATCTTGATCACGGTATGCAAGTTGCCCTAAACTTTCAGATTGCACACTTATAAGAACTCTTCCCGTGATGTTACCACCTAGTCGCATTGCAAAAGGACCAAGAGAGTTAGTTGCTTCTACAAGACGTTGTGAATAACTTGTAAATGGTCTGATATAATTTCCACCACCACCATACGACCAGTCAGCAGGACCAGCTCTTCCAGCAACTGGTGCGTGATCTGGAGTTAAAATAAAATTTGGTCCTCCACCTACTTCTAGTGGTCCTAATACTGCCATGGTTTTTTAAATATTTAGAGGTCAAGAGTGTCTGGATCTGCTGCTTCCAAGAATGTTGGTGGGACATGCAAAGTGTTAATGCTGTCTGCACGAATTGGAGCACTAGTACTATTACTTAGGTTGGGTTGTAGTAAGTAGAAAGTTCTTTCTGGCCAGTTAGTTCTAAACTGTGCCCACTTACTTTCCATTCCTGCAAAACTTTGAGAACCTAAGTTTTCATCACATACAGCAATACAAATTCTATTTGCACTGGTGATTGGTTGTTTTAATTGTAATGTAACACTTGATGTTACAACAGTTCCCGATTCTGATGTTGCACTAATTGTATATGTAACTTCTAAATCGTTTTCATTTAGAGCAGTTGCATATGGTAAAGCAGTTGAAGCATTTAAAGATACTGAACCAGCAGTCAACTCTACAATTCCTACTCCATTATCTATTACTAATGTCTCAGCACCTGATGAAGTATATGTTAATGTGAATGGTTCACCAGGATCTAAAGTATCTACTACGTCGCTTGTTAAAGTTACTGCTAGTGGTAATGTTGTTGGAGTAGCGTCTGGTTTGGGAATTGGAATGATATTGTATGATTCGTATTTGAATACAACTTCTGCAGTCAAATAATCAATATCAGAAACAGTTGCATCAAACGGAATACCTGTTATATTAATTGGAAAAATATTATTAAACTCTACATAGTGACTTGAATTACTATGAGAAGTTAAAATAAACAATCGTGCAGATGAATATAAATCTGCTTCGTCAGATCTACCATCTGTTAGAGTATATTTTCTAATCCAATCGTGGATTGATTTGTAGTTAACTAGATCTTCATCAACAATAAACCTAAGTACCAGATCACCAAAGTTAGTTCCTCCACTTGACACGATTGGAACATTTCTATATGGCGTTGGGACTTCTGCAAATGGAGCAGATAATTCTGGTATAGAAGCAGATTGGCAAAAGAAATCTACCCCATCAAAAATTTCCAAATCTAAGCGGAAACCTACAGGAGTTAAAAAATTTCTATTCCTTGGCTGCTCATTCAACCATTCAGCTGCCATATCTCTATACTAAGCTACAACCTATTTATCCTCGTTGTACCAGAAGTCCTCCCAGTCAGATTCATCTGCTTCGTAAATAGGACATGGTTCTTCCATAAGAATATCAGTTTTCATTTTTAATGCTCTCATAGCAAGTTCTTTTAATTCTTCTTCTGTCATTGGGAGTATTCGTTTATTGCTTCCAAAACTTGATTGAGTGAGTAGTGTGCGCCGTTTAACCATTCTTCACTAGCACCATCGTATACTCCATTATACAAATCATTTTTCATTCTAGTTACTCTTGCTAAAATGTCAACCTTTTCTAATCTTCCTCTAGGCATGATTCTTTCAGGCAATGCATAACTATTTAACTACAAAAAAAGGGGACCCGTAGGTCCCCTGTGTTGATATGTAAACAATATCACATGAGGTTTTCAACCTTAACACGACGATAGTATTGGTTGCGACCAGCGGTAAGTGCCTCAGCATCAGGTGATCCATCGGACTTGCGGACGAATGGGTTAGCGACCATGCCGTAGCGGGTCTTAAATCCAATCTTGGGCTGGAAGGTGTCAGGACCGATTGAACGGACCATCTGGAGGGGTACATATGGGCAGTAGAAGAGACCACTGTCATAAGGTGAAGTACCCTTATAACCAACTACGTAGTAGTGGGAGTTAGAAACGTTTGCAGAGTAAGGATCAACGAAGACCTTAATGCGACCGTTCATGGTTCCGACTAGGAGGTTACCAGTGTCATCAACTTCACCGATGGAAGGACCACCAGCACCAGTTAGACCAGAGGTGTAGTCAAGAGTACCAGACATCGCGAGAGCAGAAGCAACATCAGCAGAAGTGATGATGAAGTTGCCCTTTCCTCTACGAGTTTCCTGTGCGATTGCGTTAGCGTCACGCTCAATCTGGAACATAAGTCCCTTGAATTTTTCAACTGACCATCTGCCGTTGGAGTCAACGTCAAGGTCAAAGCGACCAGCGTTAGCAGTGTTGTTCTGAGCACCAGGCTTAGCGATGGTGTATACAGTACGAACAACTTCACGGTTGATCTCAGCAAGGATCTCGCTTGAAAGGATGTTAGCGAGTTCTTGCTCAGCATCAAGACCATGAATTGCCTTGAGGTCTTGTGCTAGTTCTAGAGTGTATTCTGCTTTGAGAGCTCTGGACTGTGCGGTGACAGCAGTTTTCTCAATG